TAGAAAATTAATAGGAAAATTCATTGGACGATAAAACGCAAAATCTTGCGAACACTACGTTTGCGGAAATCGATAATTCTGTAGATGTTGATGATCGTATCGAAAAAACTGATTTGTTAACAACATTATCAAATGGTTTTAAAGAAGCTATGTCTATCTTATCTAGTCAGCCTGTGGGTGGTGGTCCAGCTCCCGGTGCTATTGGTGCAAGTGAATTAGTAGAAACAGATGCCGGTAAAGAAGTGGGTAAGTCTATTATTTCCGGAACAATTAAAGGCGGTGTAGACGCTGCAAATATGGCAAAAGATGTTGCTGATTTTACCGGAAAAATGATTAATCCTATGGGTAATCTTATGCTTCAGAAAAAGTACAAAGAAGAATTTGGAATTAATCTGGATAATACAGATGTTGTGGATATGGTCATGCCTATTTTTGGCTTAACGACTAATGACTTTGAAATGGCCATGAAAGAAATAGAACCGGATTCAACTTTTGGTCAGATGGGAAGCGATCTAACGGCGTTTTTGGTAGCTTCTAGTCTTTCGCCGGGTGGTGGATTAAGTGCTGGAAAAAAAGCGTTTTTAAAGGGTGTTTTTGGTGATGCTGCTATTACCCCAAGAACTGGCAATCTAGCTACTCTAGCGGCAGAATTGGGCGTTGAGAACGAGTTTGTAGACTTTTTAAATTCTTACATGGAAAACCCTTTTGAAACGTCTACATTTGAAAGATTAAAAGCAAGGGTTAAGGGAGCCACAACAGATAGTGTTTTAATTGGAACTGCATTCCTAGCAGCTACAAAAATATTGGCATCAAAGATTGGTCAAATTGGTTTAGGTGGTGCAGCTGTTACTGCATCGACAACAGAGGAAGGTGAAGCTGGTGGTTTTAAAACTTTAGCTACTGGTTTAAAACAAATATTTTCGGAATTAAGGCCAGCTCCAATTGATGCAAGAGCGCACAAAGTTCCATTTCAATTATTAGTTGAAAGTGATGGTGAAAAGGCAACTAAACCTGTTGTTCAAGCATTTACTGCCAAAAATAAAAAAGAGGTTTTTACAGCAATAGACGAAACATCCTTAGCTCATCCAGATGCATTAAAAAGTAGCGAAAATTGGCTTATGATGGAAAAAGAAGCATTAGGCGGTGAATACTTACCTATCCCACCTCTAAAAGCAATAGAATATGCTAACAGCCCAGAAAAAATGGCTGAAAAATTAAACAATCTAACGCCAGAAATGAAAGCTGGGGTAGATGAAGGGTTTAGTTATGTAAAAGAAATAAGAGATATATACTCAAGTGGTGATGCTCCAACAACTATGACAGCAGATTTATTTGTTTGGGGAATATTATCTAGAGGAGCTGGACCAGTACAACAAGAAGCTGCTTTTATTGACATTATGCAAGATGCAAGACCTTTAATACAAAAAGTTGTAGATGGGACGTTTTCAGAAGCAGATAGAATTGAATGGGAAAATACTATAAAAAATTCATTACCCGAAGGATCACCGGGGAAACAAGTTACTATGAATGTTAATGCAGCTGGTAAATTATTGTTTGAATTATCTAAGATACCAGAAGGAAGCAATTCAACAGTATTAGAAACATTGCATACTATGATTGCAGATCCTAATGTATTAGCAAAAGATATAAGACGAGAATTTATGGCATTAACTGAAGGTGCAGGAATAGATAATAAAGTGGTTTCATTTACATTACTTGTTGCTGGAAGAGATGATGTATTAGTTATGGATAGAATACAAGGTCGGCATTTGTGGGATGATGGAAGGTTTGAAGGTAAAAATATTTATGATGGGTTTAAAAAAGAAGGAACAACAATTAGTGAAGGATTGCAAGGGATATTTAGAGGTCCAAGGGGCATATTGTTAACAGAAATGCTTGAAGATGGTTTAAGACCTAATATACAAAAAACATATGAATTATTAGGCAGACCAGAAGATGGTACTTTAGGAAGGTGGCATTGGGAAAATTGGGTTATTGAAGGTGAGCAAGTTGTTAGCCATAGTACATTAAGTGCTATTTCAGAAGGAACACCTATTGGTAAAAGTGTTGTTGAAGGTAAATTTAATACTTTTTCATCAGGAGCAAAATATATACAAACAGAAAGTGGACCTGTTGTAGAATATCCACTAAGTGATGGTTCATCTGTATTTATGACACCTACAAGACAAAAAGAGTTTGAAAGTTTTATAAAAAATGCTAAAAATGGTATAGTACCTAAAGGATTTAAAGTTACAGAAAATGCAGAAAGGCCGTGGTATGAAAGACCCGAAGTTAACAGAGAAGCTCTCGACCAAGCAGCAAGACAGTTTGAAAACGCAAAACCCAAATGATAGATTTTATGCAGCGCTAAGAGGTTTGGAAAAAGTAAAAACTCCTCTTGATGAAGCAACAGATAAAGATTAAAAAAAACAAAATTTTAACTTTGTAAGGTCACTTTGGTGGCCTTTTTTTATGGAAAAATCATGGCAGTAGATCCTACGATTGATCCGCAGAAAATTGCGGAAACGAATACGATTACCCAAAGCATGGACGCAGCTGGACCACCAGAGGAGTTTGCCGAAGATCCAACGCTATTGGCTGGTGCTGGATTTAAACCATTTTTAAAATTATTATTAAAAGATAAAAGTGTAACAGATGTTAACAGGGATATTACGCCAGTTGAAAGTGATCAATTAACATCTGGTGGGGTTATGTCTAATCAGCCTAGTAAAGTACCTACATCACAAGAATATAATATTATCGATAATGTGGGTAATTTTGATTATAACCAGACTCAAAAAGAAGTTGCTACGAAACTAAGAGAGCAAGGGATTTTAAGTCAGGAAGGTTTTGATCAATTTGAAGCTAGGAACTTTAGAGCTTTCCCTTCTGATGAAGAGAATATTACTGCAAAAGCATTAGATATTTTAGATGAAGGAACTTTTGATGCTGAAGCTAAAGATATTATACAAACCGGTCAAAAAGGTGTAACGGCAGACAAGCAGGGTTTTACCACTGAAATGGGTACGGCTGGCGCTAATAAAACAGCACAGTTATTATCTTATATTAAGAACGATGTTAAAAACCTAGATGACTTTAATTTTGATCGTATTGATAGTCCGGAAGATTTAAAGAATACAATTGGTGCTGTTTCTGAATTAATGAAAGAGGATACAGCTAAGTTTACAAGAGGGGTAGTTACTAACGATGAAACAAGAAATGCAGCCATTAACGAACTTAAAAACGAAGTTAATTTAACAAGATCTATTCTTAAAAGAAAATTAGGAGAACCTTTAGGGGCTGCAAAGTTATTAGCCGGAAAACAATTATTAGTTTCTAGTGCTAAAAAATTAACTGAAATGGCCAAGCTTATTGATAGTGGTAAGGCTAATGATATTGATAAACTTAATTTTCGTAGACAGCTTGCTATTCACTCTGCGTTACAAGCGCAAATAAAAGGCGCACAAACTGAAGTAGCTAGAGCGTTACAATCCTTTAATATTAAGGTTGGTGGTGAATTTGATACTTATGCAGCCGGGGAAGCTTCAAAAGCAGTTTTAGCGGAAGATTTAAGATCAGGTGTATCTGAAGAGCTTGCTAGTAAATTATTATTAGCAAGAAAACAAGCAGAGGATGGCGGTAATAGGTCAGACGTATTAAAAGCTATTAACACATTTTCTGAAGGTTCCTGGTATGCCAAAACCAAACAGCAAGTCCATCAGGCATTTATGGCATCTATTTTATCTTCACCAGGTACACAATTTAAAAATTTGGTAGGTAATACATTATTCATGGTTGGTCAGCTACCAGCAGAATTTATTGCTGGAATATATGGTGATGTATTAAGGGCGGCGTTTCCTAATGCTAAATTTGCACAATCAATGGATAATGCATCAACAATGGACGCTGTTTATCGTGCAACGGCATGGATGGGTTCAATTGATGACGCATTAAGGGCAGCAATGGTAGCCTTTAAAACCAATATGCCGGCTAGAGCTTCTAAGCTAGACCTTGACTTATCATTAAGCCAAACATCAGCAAAAACAGGAATTATTGGTCAATCCGCCGATTTTGTATCAAAAGCCTTTAGCATTCCATTTAGGTTCTTATTAGCCGGTGATGAATTTTTTAAATCTTTATCTGCAAGAGGTGAACTAGGAGTACAGGCACACAGGCGATATAATCAAATTCTTAGACAAAAAAGAATGGAAAAGGGTGATTTAACAAAAGAAGATTTTCAAGATGCTTTTGATCAGGGTTTAATGGTTTATATGGACCCTAAAAGCGTTGACGCTGCATTACAGGAAAAAGCAGCATACGATACATTAACTAGTCCAATAGGTAAAAAAAACGTAGTTGGTAAAGCCATAGCACAATTCCAAAACACACTTGTTGGAAGGTTTATCATTGCTTTTTCTACAGCGCCTACCAATGATATTTTAAATACGGTAGATTTTGTACCTATTGTTTCAATGCTACGTCCTAAGACGTTTAAGAACATAACTGGTCAAAATGGTCCGGCGGCTCATCAAAATGCAATGGGTAAATGGGCATTTGGATCAATAGTAGGTTTGACGGCCTACCAAATGGTTCAAAGTGGACGGTTTATAGGTCCAGCTCCTAAAGACAAAAACCAAAGAGAAGCCTTTTATGCAGCTGGCAAACAGCCTTATAGCATTGTTACTAGAGGTGAAGGGTTTCCCAAAAATGAAACAACCGGTGAATTTCTACCTTTATTTGATAGCTATGGTATTCCTAATGGTCCATTAAATTATACAAGTATAGGTGGGTTTGGACCAATGGCTTCTATTCTGTCTATTTATGGACATTCGGCAGAAATGATTGCTGCCCTTCCACAAACACCAGAAGGCGCAGAGTTATCCTTAAAAATTGGGTTAGGTGCTACTATATCTACTTTGCAATATTATGAAGAGCTTCCAACCTTGCAAGGCATTGCAAAAGTTTTACAATCTTATAGATCTTTAAGTCAGAAAGAAGAAGCAGGAACTTTATATAGAAATATATCAGATTTTATAGGTGATACGGTTGGTACAAGTGTATTAGAAAATGCACCTTTTTTCTATTCGTCTTTTATTGGTAATTTAGATGCGAATGTTGATCCTGTACGATTAAAACCAAGAAAAGATTTTAAGCGTATAACTGAAGAAGATTTAGAAAAGTTTAAATTATTAGATGGCTCTAAAAATTATTATATGCTTGGTATGCCTACAAATTCATTTAGTGATGCGTTTGTTGATTACAGTAATTGGGCAAAAAGCTTAATTGCCAAGAGATCACCTTTGAAGGATAAAGATAATTTAGTGCCAATAATTGATGGTCGAGGAGAAATTGTAGGAACCTATCAGGTTCTTAATGACAAAGGTGAATACGAAACAAGATACGAAACACCTTCTTATTCTCAAAACCCAAGTGCAGCTAATTGGAATTTTCTTACCGGGATGAAGTATAAGCAAAGTCCCGAACTTGATGCTGTCGATAAAGAAATGCTTCGATTAACTATGGTTTCCGGGGATATGAATTATCCATTATCAGTAAGAAAAAGATTAAATGGTATGCGCCTTTCTGATGGTGAAATTTATGATTATAACCGTTTAGCCAAAAGTCAAAATGATGGCGTTTTAGTAAAAAAACATACCTTTAATGAAGCATTAGAGGGATTAATAAATAATACAAAAATTGGGAAGAAATTTGGGGCGTATATGTATCATGCAACTTACGCTTCTGCACGAGAAGAAACACAAGCGCAAATAACAATTATAAAACAACTAGAAGATCAGTTTTATGATGCAGCCGTCAAGGAACTATTAGAACTTCCCGGTTATGAAAATCTTAGACAAGTATATGAAGCTAAAGAAAGGTTAAAGGCACAATGACACTTTCAACAACAACTAGTACAGTTATTCTTAATGCCAATGGTACAGACCATAACTTTACTTTTAATTTCAAAATTATAGAAGCTACTGATCTAAAGGTTATTGTTCGATCCACAACAGGAACAGAAACAGAAAAAACCCTTAATTCACATTATATTATTCCAACGGTTAACCAGGATAGTGGTGGAAATGTACTTTTTAAATTTAACACAGGCAACAGTGGTGATGCCCATTATTCAGCTACAGATTACAGACCGGCAAACGGTGAAAAGGTTATTTTAAGAAGAACACCGGTACAGGACCAAGATTTAAATTTAGTTAATAACGACCCTTTCAATGCAGAATTAATTGAAACAAGTCTGGATAAGCTTACTATGCAAGTGCAAGCTCTACAGGAAGAGGTAGACAGATCATTTCGTTTAAGTCGTACTAATCTATTAGATAAAGATGGCGCACAAATTAATAATGCGTTTTTTCAATTATCAGATGATGTTGCCACAAGAAAAGGTAAGTATTTACAATTTAACTCAACGACAGGCGTTATAGAGCCAAGTGCCACAAGTGGAGATGTAACGACATTAGCAGCTGTAACAACTGACATTGCATTATTAGCCGATATTCAAGATGGAACATCAGCTACCAACACGCTTACTGTCGTCAGTGGAATTTCTGGAAATGTTACCACCTGTGCGTCAATCTCAAGTGACATTACTAGCTGTGCGACTATCTCAAGCAACATAACTACCGTAGCTGGTAAGGCAAGTTTGATTACGTCTGATTTTGCTACAGACATGGCACTCATAGATAGCACATTTGTTACAAAAATGGGATTAGTGACGTCATCTTTTGTAACCGATATGGCAGCAGTCACAGCCGATTTCATTAGCGATCTTAACACACTTGGTTCATCTTCAATCGTTGACGATTTAAATTTACTTGCGTCATCAAGCATTGTTGATGATATGGCTTTGCTTGCTACATCTGCAAATGTAACAGCAATGGGTAATTTAGGTACATCTACAAATGTAACCAACATGGCAAATCTCAATGCGAGTGGGGTTATAACGAATATTGCTAATCTCAATGCTAGTGGAGTGATTGCAAATATAGGAACAACTGCTGGTTCAATATCAAATATAAACACAGTAGCTGCTGCTGATAGCAATATTTCGGCTTTGAATGCTAGTGGAGTAATTGCAAATATAGCTACCGTTGCTGCTGCTGATAGCAATATAAGTACTGTGGCATCCAACATTAGTGGAGTAAATTCATTTGCCGAAAGGTATCGTGTTGGTAGTTCTGATCCAACATCATCTTTGGACGAAGGAGATTTATTTTATAACAGTTCTAGCAGTTCACTTAAATATTACAATGGATCAAGTTTTCAAGCTATAAGTGCTGTTACAACAGGTATTACTAATGGTGATGTACCTGTCTTTGGGAGTTCTGGTGCATCAGATAACGATTTTTTGAAAATAGATGGAACTTCTGTAGAGGGCAGATCTGCAAGTGAGGTTTTATCTGATATAGGCGCACAAGCATCTTTGACCTTTGGCATTGCTAATACCAATGCTGTTAAAATAGATCATGCATCAGTAGCTTCAGCAGACTATGCAAAATTTACCTCAAGTGGATTAGAAGGCAGATCAACGTCAGAGGTGTTGTCAGATATTGGTGGTCAAGCATCTTTGACCTTTGGTATATCCAACACTAATGCAGTAAAGATTGATAGTTCAAGTGTTGCTGATGATGAGTATGCTCGTTTTACAGCAAATGGATTAGAAAGTAGATCAACGTCTGAGGTATTATCGGACATAGGTGGTGCTGCTTTATCTGGAGCTACATTTACAGGAGAGATTACAGCCAATGGTGGTATCAATGAAGATCATAATGCTGGTGCTTTGTCTAATAGCAATCAAACTTTAACTCTTGATTGCCATGATGGTAATAACTTTAGTGTAACTCTAGCAGCTAATATCACTAGTTTTTCAGTTACTAATTTACCAGCAAGTGGCACGGCATTTTTCTTCACACTCAAAGTTACTCAAGACAGTTCAGCACGATCAATCACATGGGGTTCTTCTGTAAAATGGCATGCAGCTACTGCTCCAACACTTACAGCAACATCTGGTGGCGTTGATATATTTGCATTTTATACGATTGATGGTGGTACTACGATTTATGGAGCTACAATTGGACAGGCATTAGCATGAGTAGCAACAAAAAATTATTACAAGGTGCATCTGGTTTTCTTAATTTATCTGGATCATTAAATATAGAAGATGTGTTTAGTACTGATGTTTATACAGGCAATGCTACAGCAAGAAGTATCACTAATGGAATTGATTTATCTGGTGAAGGTGGTTTGGTGTGGGGAAAGAGTAGAAGTGCTTATTATCATTGGCTTTACGACACTGCTAGAGGTGCAGAAAAACCTCTTGTTTCAAACACTAATGGTGCAGAATCATCTACGTCAGGTGCAGGACTTACAGCTTTTAACTCTGATGGTTTTTCTTTGGCAGCTAGTAGTTGGTGGAATGAAAACCAGAATAATGTAGAGGCCGTAGCTTGGACATTTAGAAAAGCCCCAAACTTTTTTGATGTAGTTACATACACAGGTAATGGGGTAAATGGCAGAACTGTTAGTCATAACTTGGGAAGTGTTCCCGGTATGATTATAATTAAGCAAACAAGTGCAAGTGGTGAGAATTGGTACGTTCAACATCGTTATGACACAACAAAAAAACTGTACTTAAATACAAATGCAGAAGCAAGTGATGGTGATGATGGTTTCCAAAACACTGCTCCTACTAGCTCTGTATTTACTGTTGCCTATAATGGAACAAACAAAGATGGTGCAACATACGTTGCTTATGTTTTTGGGCATGATACTTCTTCAGATGGGATGATACAATGTGGTGAATTTACTACGGACAGTAGTGGAGATTATGATGGATTAGATGATCTGGGTTTTGAACCACAATGGATAATGATTAAGGGTTATGAACATTCTGGTCTTTTAACAAGTTGGGTTGTATCAGATCATGTAAGAGGTTTGCACACAGGTGCTAATGATAAAGCAGTATTACCTGATCAATCTGGAGCAGAATTTAGTCAAGAAATGTTTGATATTGGTGCTGAAGGTTTTAAAGTACATAATTTTCCTAACAGTTCAGCTTCTGGAAAATTTATTTATATGGCTATTCGTAGAGGACCAATGGCTACACCTACAAGTAGAGCAGATGTTTTTAATTTAGATACTACAGCTTATACAGGTGCAGATGCACAATATCCAGCTTTTGGTGTAGCTAATTTTGCTGATTTTGTAATTGTAAAAAATCGTAGCACTACCGAAGATGTTTACGCTAATTCAAGAATGCAGGGTGGTAACTATCTTGAAACTAATAGCAATGCTGCTGAAGCATCTGGTTCAGGTGTTGCTGAATGGGATTACATGACAGGAGCATGGGTTAATGCTCAAAACAATGGTCGTGGTGCTTATATTTGGTCACGCGCTCCTGAGTTTTTTGATGTGGTTATGTATACAGGGAATGGGTCAGCAGGCAGACAAATTAATCATAATTTGGGTGCTACTCCAGAAATGATTTGGGTTAAACTGCGAGGTACTTATACAGATAATTGGGTAGTTTACCATAGTGGTTTAACAAGTGGTCATAATCTATTAGGTTTAGATACAAATGCAGCTTCAGCAGATTATAGTAGCAGACTTCATAGTCCTAGTAGTACAATATTTACTGTAAGTAGTGATACCTCTGTAAATAGTAATACTTTAAGCTATATAGCCTATCTCTTTGCAACACTTGCAGGTATTAGTAAAGTAGGAACATTTAGTCATACCAATGGTTCAACTACAGATGTAAATTGTGGATTTAGTTCTGGCACATATTGGGTAGTGGTTAAGAGAAAAGACAGTACGGGTGATTGGTTTGTTTTTGATATTGGAGCAAACATTGGTGCTGGTAATGATTCTTATATTGTGCTTAATAGCGATGCTGGTGAGGTGGGATCATCAAATTATATTGCTCAACTAAACAGTGGGTTTACAATGGAAAGTGATTTTCCAACAGGTGATTATATATTTTACGCAATTGCAAATTAAGGATTATATCATGGCTGAATTTAGACATACTTCTGGAACAATTAAAATGGAAAGTGAAATAAGAGCTGACAATGCACACACCTCATTTCCAAAAGGACCATTATCTACAGATATATTAACTTCTCTAGGGTACGAAGGTGTCTTACCGACACCTAAACCAACTGCATCATCAGCAACAAAAGTAGTTGAGAGAGATGGAGTAGAACAAAATGCTAGTAAGCAATGGGTAGAAAAGTGGAAAGAAGTTGATCGTCATGCTGACATTGAAGGTGGTAAAACTAAAGCTGAACAAGATACTGCCTATCAAACAAGCTTAGATAATGACCAGAAAGAAGGATTAAGAGCTACAAGAAAGCCATTGCTTGAGGAAGCTGATTGGCAGATACACAAGCTAGAAGATGCTAGTGGTGATGCTTCTGCATGGAAAACTTATCGACAAGCATTAAGAGATATTACAAAAGCAAGTGATATTTATAATGTAACATGGCCGACTAAACCAACATGACACAAATTGATGACATTCGTAGATTGCGTTCTGATTTTGAGATGCACAAAGTCCTTACAGATGAACGGCTAGACACTCTCACAAAAGCAATCAAAAGGCTCGAAATGATTTTGATTGGTTCAGCTGGTTCAACAATCCTTCTATTAATATCCTTGGTAATTCGCAGTTAAAAATGTTTGATCCTGTAACCGTAACGGCTGTTGTTTCAACGGCAACAGCTGCTTTTAACAATTTGAAAAAAGCATTTGCGGTAGGGCGTGACATAGAACAAATGTCTGGAGATTTATCTAGGTGGATGCAAGCTAGTTCTGACATTGACCAAGGAATAAAAAATAGCAAACATCCCCCTTTTTATAAAAAGTTTTTAAGTGGAGATAGCGTTGAGCAAGCAGCAGTTCAATGTTTTACAGCTAAGAAACAATTAGAAGAACAGCGATATGAATTGCAACAATTTATTAAGTTTAAATATGGGTCAAAAGCGTGGGATCAATTGCTGAAAATGGAAGCAAACATTAGAAAAGAACGAACAGAAAAGCTCTATGCAAAACAAAAGCTCAAGCAACAAATAATTGAAGCTTTGTTTGTTGTGGCGTTAGTCTGTTCTGTTATTGGATTAATCCTTTTTGCTTTTTGGTTAAAAAAACAACAAGAGCAAATTTAAATGCAAATACTTATCATCATTTTATTAATCTTATTAGCTTATTGGGAAGCTGCAAACTGGTGGAAACCTTGGTGGCTACATTTGGAGTAAAAGATGGCACAAACATTTATTGATAATTATAAAATATTTCCAAGACTTATGATGTTGGTTGTTACTGTTTTAACTTACCAAGCTGTTCATTGGTATATGTCTTTGCCACCAGATTTTCCTAACATCACACAAGCAGCTGGTTTAGTTTCAGTTTGCATGGGTGCTTTGACAGGATGCTTCGGTATCTGGATGAACGGTGAAAAGAAATGATATTAACAGCAATTAAAATGGTTGGTTCTCTCGCTTCCTCTTGGATGGATGGCAAGGTCCAGACACAAAAGATAAAAGCAGAGATACAAAAGAAACAATTAACTGGTGAAATTGATTGGGATATAGAAGCTATAAAAGCTACGCAATCTAGCTGGAAAGACGAATGGATTACCATTCTCCTGTCCATACCATTCCTTCTTTGTTTTATAAACGACACTACTAGAGAGATGGCATTCGCTGGTTTCCAAGCATTAGAGCAAGCACCAGCATGGTACACTTATTCTTTTGGTGTAGTGATAGCTGCATCTTTTGGTATTCGGTCAGTAACTAAATTTTTCGGAGGTAAAAAATAATGGAAGGTAATTTTGAAAAATGTTTAGAAATAATATTGCACCACGAAGGGGGATATGTAAATCATCCTCGTGATCCTGGTGGAGAAACAAATCTTGGTGTGACCAAAAGAGTGTATGACGAGTGGGGTGGTAAAAAGAATATGAAAGATTTAACTGAAGAAGATGTAGCTCCTATTTATGAAAAGAATTATTGGTTTAAAGCTAAATGCTATCAACTACCTTCCGGATTAGATCTTTTTTTGTTTGATTGGAGTGTGAATAGTGGACCCGGAAGAGCTATAAAGAAATTACAAAAAATGATTGGTACTGTGGCTGATGGTGGGATAGGTCCAAACACATTAAGAACACTTGATGAGTACATAACACATCATGGGTTAGCGACAACAATCGAGAACTATAAAAATGTTCGTCAGGCATTTTATGAAAGCCTATCAACCTTTAATACTTTTGGAAAAGGTTGGACTAGACGCAACAATGAAACCTTGGAAGCTGCATTAAAGATGCTATGACAATGTGTCTTCTAAAGTCACAAATTTAGCCGTACACAGGCGTATTATGTTTTGTATATGTTGGGTTATAGAAGCGTTGACATTGCGATATTTTTTAGAACCTACGACCAAATGTCAACGGCTTTATAAAAGATGTCAACAACTGTACTAGATTGACATTGACATTGAGTTGACACTGTATGTTCTTTTTATTTACTTTTATTTCCTGTCTGATATGTTTATATCCAGTAAAATATGGTGTAATAAGATATATATGGAGAAGGTCACAGGTTCGATCCCTACCGCCGGAGCCAAACAAAATATGGCTACTATTGTCGATATTGACATTGTGTTGACATTTTTTTCCTGCGAAATCAATGGAACCTACGACCAGTTGGCTCAGAACCTACGACCAGTTGGCATGGAACCTACGACCAAATGTCAACGAATCTAATTTGGCGGTAGGTTCTTGACTATTCTTCAAAAGAATATTATATGTCTTATAAAGACACAAAATATTATGGAGGAGAATAAAATGGAAGTAACAGAATTAAGGCCAATAGCGCACAAAGAAAGAAATAGATTAACAGGAAAATGGATTGTTGATTTAAGGCCATTAGGAAATGGTGGCACAAGAAAAAGATTTAACAACAAAGAGCAAGCTCAAGAATTTATTAATGTACTTATAAGAAATTCAAATCAAAAATTATCGAATGCTATACATTGGACAGTTATTGATCTTTGGAAAAAATTTGAAAAGGATTGTATTGAAGATCCAATTTTCGCAGCACAAGGTAAAAATAAAAACCTAAAGAATAAATTTAGGGATATTGTTTCAGTACTTGATATTAAAGTTGGTTCTCACAAATTTAAAAATATATTGGTTCGTGAAGTTGATACTGTCATGTACAAAGATTACATTATCCCTTCAATCTCCCAAGGTGCATCTACTAAAACTGCACAGAACAAACATAATTCTGTTACTTTAATGTTTGATGAAGCAGTTGGATATGGTTGCAGATTAGATAATCCTTTGAGAGAAAAATGTATTGCTGTTGCAGGTACAAAGGAAAGCAAGGAAGAAATTGCTCCAGAAGATATACATTCTGAAGAAATCTTAAAGATTATTAATAGTGCTAAAAATCTTTATTGGGAAACTGCAATGTCTTTTGCAGCGTTCACAGGAATAAGACAAGGTGAACAGAGAGCCTTAACTTGGGGCGATCTAAACCTAGATGACAAAAAGGTTCGTATTTCTAAAAGAGTTGTTACTGATAAAGAATATAAAATTATCAATGGTAAATCTGTAGAGTACAAATCCACATATGTGAAAAAAGGTACGAAGGGTGGGGACCTTAGATCTAAAACTAAAGGTGGCGATAAAAGAACAGTACCTCTTTCTACAGAGCTTGTAAGCCTTCTTAAAGAGTACAAACTATCTTGTAAGAGATCGGAGCTTACTGATTATGTATGGGCATCACAGACAGGACATTTTATCTCTGATAGCCGATTTGGTGAAGAACTTAGAGCAAGCATTAAAAGAGCTAATGTTAATTCTATCAATTGGCATATGTTCAGACATTACTATGCTTCTATGTTATTTCTTAGATACTCTGAAGATGTATCTAAAATTACTAAGTGGATGGGTCATGCCGATGAAGCCGTAACCAAAAAGGTTTATAGACATTGGTTGGAAACTGAAGATCAGCAAGCAGAAGATCAATCTAACATTGATACTTTGTATAGCTTAAAAGCACCAATCAAAATGACAGGTACAGATGACGGTTTCTATCCAGAATAAAAACCATTTCCTCTAATGACTAGGGCGCTTTATGCGCCCTTTTTTTCTTTTACAATGTATTTATCTGGGATGTATGGAAGCGTTATCCCCATTGGTTTATTGTTCTGTTTTTTTCTTGTATCGTTGTATGACCATCTGCAAGTATCTGTGCAAAACTTTTTGTTAGAGTGAATATAGGTAAAAAAAGTTCCACAATTGACACACGCTTTTTTACTCATTGGTTGCCTTCTAATAATTCTTCAATATATTTTTTTGAAATAACAATTTTGCTGCCAAGCTTTATAGAAGGCACTTCTTTGTTTTTAACCAAGCGATAGGCATGGGGTAAGCTAACGCCCAACATTTTTGAAAATTCATTTATACTTATACCAATTTTAGTATTATTTTGTATTTTTTTTGTAGATTTTTCTTTTTTTTCTCTTATTTGTTTTTGATTGTAAACAGCTCTACACCCATCAGAACAATGTAAATGCGAACTTTTGACAGGAATAAAAGTTTGTTTACAGTTTGTCCTTGGTCCATATGTTTTGAAATGCAAACAAGATTTTTCCTGTTTATAAATTGTTTTGTCCTGGCGTATTTCCATAGCGCTTTTTAAACAATGATACGCAATGTGATCTAATTCATCTGCTGTGACACTAATTTCTATTGGCTGGTTTTCCAATATGATGTTGATTTTGTTGGGATGAACTCCAATCCATGCCGTTGATCCATGCCGAAAGATCCGCACTTTTGACATAAAACGATCCTCCGATCCTAACGCTTTTAATTTCTCCCTGATGAATAAGTTTAAGTACTCTTTCATAATGTTTTTTCTCCTTTGTTCCAAAAAGGTTTTCAGCCACTTCAAGAGTGCTAAGTAAAGGTTTAGAATGGGATTTCATCGTCTATTCCCTCTTGATTATCAGTATACATCCCTTGTGTTTCAGTAGCCTTTGGCTCTTCTGCTGCGACTTGATAGCCATGATATTCATTTAAATATAAATTCATTGTGGCTACTTCTTTCCAGCTTTGCCAATCAATGCCAGGGCTTTTATCTGATATTTTAATGTGCAACTTCAAATCATATTCTTGAAATAAAGCTAAAACTTTAGCTATTCCCACATTAACTTTTTTTAGTTTTTCTATGGCATTAGGGTCTTTGTCTTTATCAATAAATAGCTTTGAATTGATGTAACAATTACCTGTTAAAATCTGCCCATTATCGTTTGGTTTTCTATCTTTATTAGAAAAATAAAAATGTGTTTTTGACATCATTGCTCCTTTAAATCTGTTTCGTGTTTATTTACAAGCACACTAAAATTTTTAATGACTTGCCTGTTCTGGGCGCTTTCTTTCCAATACTCTGCTATTTGTGGTTTATGTTTGGCTCGATAAGCTTCTAAATGTGTTAAAGCGCTAATATCATTGAGTTCTTCTGTAAGTTTATTAATAAAACGAATACAGGATAATTTTTCTTCTTCTTTAGGTTGTGGCGGCTTTTGTGGCTTATCATCAGTTTGTTTCTGCTTGATGGCTTCTTCTTTACGACCAACAGCTTCCATTTCATTGGCAGACGCATATTCTCCACCGTGAAGAGCTAGACTTGAAAGCGCACGGCC